CAGACTTTGCAAGCACATCTTGATCTTTAGCACTTGTAAGACCAAGTGTATTAAGCAAGTTTGTTGCTCCTACTCTTCCACTTGCAAAAGAACCGCTAATTAACGCACTTTGGTCAAGTTGATTCAATCTGTTTAATGAATTCAAAGCGGAAATAGCTGAATTTTTTGTTTCCATTGAACTTGCAACGGCTTTTGCATCAAGTTTGCCAAGTTCTTTAATGAATTCATTTTCTCCAGCATCTACTTGAACTTTTGTAGTTGCCGTTGTTCTGTCAACACCACCAAAATAAGGAACACGCATCTGTTTGCCATCTGCTCCTTTTTGGTAAATGTATTGTTGGTCATTATTTACATCAAGGTAAACAGGCTCTCTGCTTCCCATTGCAACGCCAACTTCTTTTACATTCCCAACTTTTGGCTCTTTTGTGGTTAATCGCAGTAACTCTGACCTATATTTTTCAGTATATTGAGGTGATCCAACAGGAAACTCAGCGCTAGCAATTGCCGCAGCGTTTTTCATCTCTGGAGATGTTGCATCTACTTTGCTTGTCAATTCAGTCAATTTATCTTGATATGCTCTATTGAATTCAGGAGAGCCAGGGCGACCAACAGATGAAGCAAAAGCCAAAGCATTGCGTTGTTCAGTGGTCATCTTCTCCGCAGTTTTCTGTTGAATCGTAGACAAATCAACAGCCGCTTGACGAGCATAGTTAGCCAAGGCAGTAGCTGCCGCTGTGTCACCAGACTGTGCCGCTATCTGTGCGCCTCGCATGATGGACTCAGGGTCATTCATGTCAATCTGCTTTGCCAAGGCATTGCGTTGGCTAATCAGACGCATCTGAGGGTCTTCAGCGCCAAGCATTCCACCTACGACATTGCCAAGCTGGTTAGCACCATAGTAGATAGATGTACGAGCCGCTTGCATTGGATCCATGCGTCCAAATACAGCCGCCCTATCAAGTGCCGCAGCATCTCTTTGTTGCTGGTACGACTCTGGGGTCATGCCAAACAAGCCCTGAACAATATCTGTTGCCATGATTATTCCTTAGCCGTAAACATTAGGTTGCGCAAAACTAACACCTGCTCGCCGTTCATATTGACCTGGGCCACCTAACATCCAATTTGCTATCCCTTGACCAAATTGTTGATTCTGACCAAGACCTTGCAAGGCATAAGCAAAGGGATCGAACTGACCTGCTTGAGAAGTCAGTGCCGCACCTTGACCTCCTCTTTGCAAGAAAGAACCAGCATTTGCACCAGCAGCGGCGGCTCTTCCACCCAAAGCCGATCCCATTTCCAAAGCTGATTGACCCAAGCCTTCAATGCCTTGCGTACCACCCAAATATGCCTGGAATGGAGACAATGCGCCAACTTGACCTTGCTGATACTGACCCATCAAATTAGAACCAGTGCCAAACAAACCAGCGCCAAAAGCGACTTGTCTCTGACCTTCAGACTGTGCTTGTGCAGCCAATGCCGCATCTTGTTGAGCCATTGCGTTGTAGTACGCTTCCATTTCAGGCGTTGTAGCACCCAAGCCAGCACCACCGCCAGGTCTTTGACCTGTTGCACCAACAGACAAGCCACCACGCCCTTGCTGGAACAAAGTGTTTTGCAATTTAGCCATTTCACGCTCACGGCTTGGAGCCAACAAATCCTGCTGTTTAGCCATGTATTGTTGAGCAACCTGTTCTGGAGACTGAGCCAGATACTGCTGACCCAAGCTAAACAAGCCCTGTGCCGCCCCTTGAAGTGGTGCATATTGCTGTTGTGCCCCTTCTGCCTGAGATAGTGCGCCACCAGCCAATCCCATCAATCTGTTTTGATAGGCTTGAAGTTCTGGACTAACTGAGTATCCAGCACTTGATAGGTTCCCAGATGGGTCAAACCCAAACTGAGAGGCTCCAAATCGAGTGGTTACTCCAACTGGACGAAACTTTGCCGCTTCAGCAGCAATTCGTGCAGCCTCAAGCTGTGCCTGGGCAGAAGCATTTGCTGCATTGCTAGAGGATTGTCCTCCAAGCATTCCACCTAATAGACTTCCTCCTACCGATATTGCGGGGGCTATCCAAGGCATATTATTCTCCTTCAATCAAAATAGAATCCACTTTAGACGGGTCTTTCTCGTCAGTGGCATGAACACAATACCAAACTACATCGCTGATGGCCTTAACGCCATGATTCTCACCAGCCTTTATTTCAATACAAGCAGGTGCTTCAAAAATCTGAATGTCACCCTCTTGAACAACCACGACCTTACCCTTGGCAAGAATTCCAAAATGGGAATAGTTGTGTTTATGTTGCAATAGCATTTGACCCGCATTTATATGCGTTTCCTTTGCATATACACCATCAGTGAAGTGATGAAGAATCATGTTTACTCGTACAAAATGTTGATAGTTCCAGCATCAAATGTGTCTGTACCGCCTACTGTAGTAATGCGTACTCGATCAAGAGTGCCAGAGAGTGTTTTGTTTCCAGAGTTATAGCCTCCATTTGCAGTATCAGTTCTTCCAACTACACCTGCTTCAACCCATGCGTTGCTTCCAACTAAACAAATGGTGCAAATTCCACTTCTTGTGTTTCCAGCCCCAACAGAAGCGGAAATTAAAAATCCTGTTGTTGCGCTTGCAAATGCAGAATCAAAGCAAGTGGATAAATACCCTGTTGTGTCTACTGATCCAGCTCCAATTTGTATCTGCATATTACTGCCACCATTGGTGCTTACTCCACTAAGCATCACAGTGATTCGTTTTACCCAAGATGGGATGCTTGTGAAATCAATGCTTGTGCCACTGGTAGATGCAACAGCAGTTTCACTCGTAAGAACCCCTACGCCAGTAGGAGTTCCACCAATTACGGGGCTGGTCAAAGTTTTATTTGTAAATGTTTCTGTTCCTGCAAGTGTTGCCAGAGTTCCAGTTGTAGGGAAAGTGACATTTGTTACCCCTGTCAAAGTCCTGGTGTAAGCAAAGTTTCCAGAACCAGTGACAGTCATTGCCGCATTATTTGCAACCCCTGTACCACCTTGATCTGCCCCCAAAGTGCCCGTAGACACCAATCCTTTTGATGCGTCTGTAAATACAGGCTTAGATGCTGTCAGACTAGAAAGAATTGGTTGGGAACTTAATGTGGCCACACCTGTCAATGTTGATGCACCTGTCAATGTTGATGTACCTGTAACAGTCAATGCAGCAATTGTCACTGTACCTGTAAGGGTAGGGCTTGCAGAATCGGCTTTAGTTGCAATAGCAGTTTGAATGTTATTGAACTCTGTATCAATCTCAGTACCTTTAACAATCTTTAAAGCATTACCAGAAGACAAGGCATCTTTAGTGGCAAAGTTGGTTGATTTGGTGTAATTGGACATTATGATTCCTTTAACTTACTTTGCCATTTTTGGCTTGAATTTCAATCTTTTGAATAGATAAAGCAGACCCATTTATGTCTGTTTCATATCCTGTTTGGACAACTTTACCACTTCCTGATGCCGAAACAGTTAAGGTTTGCAATGCAACACCATCAGAGTATTGAGCAACTACAGTGGCATTAGCGCCATACTCAGCAATACCATAATATGACTCGCCTTGCGTTGGAATTAAATCATCAGCAGACAAGTAATTTGTCTTAAAGTCAAATCCCCATTTAAAGGTAACAGTCTGGTTTGTGCCGCCAATAACCACAATAGACAGCTTCTTCAAAATAGAAGTTTGGTTCTGATTACCAAGGTCTGCATGGTTCGTGTAATACAACATACGATAAGCAGATTGGTAGTCTTGATAACCGCTATATAAGCCAATATAACCATTCTTGCCAATGTACAAACTACCATCACGCCTAGATAAAAAAGCCGTTGGTGTTATAGAGTCCCAAGTCGTTGCTCTTGCCGCACCATCAGGCAAATATGCTTTGGTATCAAAACAAAATACAGCACCTATAGATGGGGTCGTCAACAAGTAAAACGCTTCACGCTCAGAATATACAGACTTGATGTTTGCCAATGTCTCACCAGCAATTACAGTCATCAAGTCATTACGAATGTTCTTAGACAAGTCTCTTTCAGGTGAAGACTTTTCTTGAATCGTTCTCATCAAAGAACGAACACCAGAGTTAGACAAGAAAAGCACATCAGTGCTGGTAGTCTGAATACTGTCCCTTGCAATGCAACCAATACCTTCAACAGTGTCACTCAATGACATAGATGCTGGTGTAGTGGCATTTTGATAAATCAGAATTTGACGCTTGCCAAAGATAAACAAGAAACCATTGTGTGCGGCAAGACCTGTGATCTCATCAGCACCATTAGCCCATACACGATCTACATTTAATGAACCTGATGTGCCCGTTGACCAAACATGACCAGCAATTAGGTCTGAGAAAGAAACTGTTGCGTTGTTAGTTGTAGTGTTTGCCACCCACAATCTACCAAAAGCAGAGATCGCAATATTGGCATCAGGCACAGTGCCTACATAACCCGTCTTTTCTGACACCCTACGAAATGTTGTAGTGCTAACAGCAGGGTCATAAATCAAAGGATTGTGACCAGACTGAAAGAAGTATGTGATGTTGTTTAAAGATGCTGCTTGCCAATTACTTGCGGTTATGGTTGGTGCTGTACCACCACCACCATAAGTAAGTTCTACAACAGCATTAGACCCATCAAGTTTAAACAACTTGTTGTTACCAGCAAACAATACAGTTAAAGTGCCATCAGCTTGAATTAACTCATGGATGACCTTAACGTCATTAGCGCCTAAATTTCCACTAGAGGAATTAACCCTTGAAAAACCTTTGCGTGAACCCATACGACCATATTGGTCAATGATGCAATTTGTCGCCACCAAAGCAAATCCAGCAGCAAGATCAAGAGGTGAATCTTGCGTATTCAGCCCATAAAGTGCTGGCGCTGAAATGCTAAAGGTTTGTATTTGTTGACTCATATCGCAACAAACTCCTGATTCTCAGGATAGCGAGTGCCTTCCAAGGCAATGTAGTCAGACAACATTCCCTTATATAACTGATATGCCTCAGATGAAGTCAATCCACCATCTTCACCACGCTCTATCAAAGCACGAGCATAAGCATTCTGAGCCACTAAAGTGTCAGCAACAGAAACAACAGTTGCATCTGATGACAATGTGGCTTGTGGCACTGTCAAGGCAAACTTGATTGTGTAAACACCATCTGGTATTGGGTATAGATTCACCTTGGTGTCGTAACTACCATCAACACCATCAAAAGCAAATTCTGTGGGTATTGAATTGACAAGTGGCGTAAAGTTTAGCTTGCGGTTCATGTCTACAAAGCTGATGTTTATGAGTCCAACATTGCTTGTGGTATTGATGACATCCATCACTTGAAACTTTTGACCAGCACCTGTCAAAGAATAAGTTGGTGTGGATGCTGATGTAGTAACTGTAATAGTTTGACCTAAAACATTCCAAGCAAAAGCATCTTCAATCTGACGCTTGGCATCATTAACAAACTTGCCAATTAGGGAAGAATAAGAGGTTTCGGAAACAGTAGAAACTGTTGTCTCACGCAACCTTACGAGTACATCGTTTACAAGTTCAAGGTAGGTCATGCTCTAGTCAACCCTTCTTCTTCAAATGTTGCTATAAAACTAAATGTGCTTCCTGCTTCAGTAGTTATTTTTAACTTATCGCCTTCTTCAAAAACAATGTAGGCATTGCCATCAAACTGCAAATACGTTTTTGATGTGAAATTGTATTCAGTCAATATATCAAGGGTTGTACTAGCACTTGCGTCAAACCACTGAACAGTTATATGCTTGGTAGAGCCGCCTGTGTTGTGTATATACATGACGGTAAATTTGGCGTAATAGCCAGTCGGACAGGTATAGACTGTTGTGTCTACTGCCGCTGTAGGACTAACACCAACTGATAATGCTCTCATTTCGCTTTTGCCTTGTTCCTTGCGGATATAGCTTTAGCTTTTGCCTTTGCGTCAGCCTTGGAGTTTGCACCCCATGCCTTTAGCGAAAGAAGCAGTCTCGTTGG